AATCTGGGTTCATCGAAGGTGTAATCATCTTCAACTTGCCACCGAACTCAACAGGCATCGGAACCTGGAATGCGGTTGGTACGCCGAAGGCTTTCATTACGCCATTCATAACCTTGTAGACAGGTGTAAGGCCAGGATAGAAGAAGTATTGATCTCCGTTATCGTCCGTCTGTACAAAGCCTGAGTGTGCTACGCCTTCATATGTGAGTGATGCACGAGTCAAAGCCTCTGGGTTGTACTTGACGGTACGGTAAATACGGCGATAAAAGTCTTCAGTTGCGCGATAGAAACGAGCAAAGTTACGAGCTGACATAGCCAACTGGCTACGAACCGCTGGGTTATCTACGAACGCAAGTACGCGGTCTTTTGCTAGGTCCTCTGCGATAGATACGATATGTGCCTTGGCATTATCTTGTGCTGCCTTGAGTTTGGCACCTTCAAGACCTCGTGTGTACTGGTCCATAATGCGCTTCTCAAATCCAGTAGCACGCATATCCTTGCGAATACGAATCATTGAATCAATGACTAGCGGCTCACGTGAGAAACGAGCATTAGCTTCGCCCATATAATCCCAAGTTTTGTCGACTAGAGATGCTGCGAAGTTATCGCTGTCTGATATAGGTACAAATCTAGGACCGACAATCCATTGTGGCGCTAAGTCTAAGCTGTTTTTATCAGGTAAGTCTTCTACGCGGAAGTCTTTGGTTGATACAACCATATCGCCTTTTTCGTTGCGGAAACGAATCTTATTCAGCAGGTCATCATTGATTTCACCGTTGCGCTTTGACACAAGATTTTTAGTTGCTTCTACTACGCGCTCTGCGTGTACTTGGGTAGATGCCCCTGTGCTGTATAGAGAGAAACGCTCGCGGTCTTTTGCTGGCAACTTATCTAGATATTCTCTAACGGCAGCAACGGCGCGTGTTCCGTCATTGTCAAGATTCATCAAAGCAATACGGCCTAGTTCATCTTTTGAAATAACACCAATTTGAACTAACCAGCCAATACGATCTTCTTCGGTTGCTACGGGATTGAACTCGCCATAACCCTTTAGGCCTTCAACTTGTTTTAGTTTCTTCTTGTTGACAATAATAGCGCCCATCTTGCCAAACTTGGATACATCTGTTGTGGCATTGAGGTATTGATCTCCACCGCGAAGAGCGTTCTTTCCGCCTTCTGCTACAGCGCCAAGAGTGTCATCAAGGTAACCATACTCTGCGATTTCTCTGAGAAGTTCTGCACCTTCAGCATCTAGTTTAGATACTATCTTAGATTCAAGAATGGCCTCTGCCATAACCTTTTGTGCAGCGCGGGTATCGCCTGATGCGATAGCCTCATCCATACGTGCGGCGTACTTAGCGGTCTGATTGCGGTATACAAGTTTGTTGATAAAACCTAGTTGACCTTCACCCTTAGCCTGACGTAGTTTTGTAGAAAGCAAACGCGCTTTGGCTACGCCCCAAGGAGAATCTCCTACAGCAAGATGCAACATCAAATCTTCGGCTGCGTTACGAACTGGGAAACGTGGACCTGCAAGGGTACCGATTGACCAGTATGAAGTCATACGCTCTGCCCACTTGCTATGGGATACACCCATAACTCTATCGATAATACCTGAACGAGCAGCTAATCTATCAAGGTCAATAATTGATGGAACTGCCATATTAGGTGACAACTGATGTGCAAAGATAGCCATCTGTTGACCATTGAACTCGGCAGGATTTGTAACCTCAGTTACCTCATCGCCAAACTCATTCACTTTACGCTTTACAATAGAAGCGGAATACTGTTTGTTTCTACCAGATCCTGCAAACTCATCCATATAAGACTTACCTGCTGCAGACTTGGATACACCGCGAACCTCAGCAACGGTATTCCATAGTCCAGCAAAGATTTGCTTGCGCTGACCTTCATTGCCAGCGGCAAAAGCCTCTGCAATGATGCGTGAATGGTAGCGAGTATTACCTAGACGTGCTAGACGGTATACCTGAGTTGAGGCATCCTTAGCATTGACATCAAAGAAACCATCTTTGAAGTATGGAATCGTTGTAAACTTGCGTGCAAAGCGATCAATACGTCCCTGAATCTGAGCAAGTGGCATACGGTATGCACCGTCTGCGCCCTTGATACGGCCTACTTGCCTCTCTTGCTTGGCAATATCCTCAGCACGAGTAGTAATACCTGTGACGATATCTTCGTATTGCGGGCCAGTGCCGTACAAAGCTTGGACAAGTTTCTGTCCTACCTTGTCAATACTAAAAACTTTGTCAGTTGCTGTAAAGAAAGCAATACGAGACTTGCGTGCAGCATCTAAACGTGGAATAAGCGGGGTCTTACGCGCTGATTGACCAGCAAGAATGGTCTTGACATCTGCGTGATTCTGTAAATAAGCCTTAGCAGTGTCAGCATTCTTGACACCAGCAGTAATAAACTCATCTGCTGCAGCAGGACCAAACTCTGGAGCTAGGCGACGTAGCGCTGATGAAGCCTTTTCTGCGGCAACAAGGTCTTTTGCTGTACGAGCAGTCTTGAGATTCTCAAGTTCCTTGCCGTATGTGTCAAAGAAATTGATTACGCTTTTGCTTTGAAATACTCTGTCTATATTCTCGGCATTTCCTGCAGCTGCCATAAGATTACGACCATATGTAAACTTCTCTTTTCCGAGAAGGTTGTACAGCAAAAAGTTTCCAGCGTCATAAGACTTCTTGGCTTTACCAAGCAAAAGCGTAGGATCTGCAAATACACGGTAAGCAGCATCTGCAAAACCAGAAATACCTTTGTATAAAAAGCCTGAACCCTCTAGTCCTTCTGGAAGTAAGAGGTTTGCAAGTTGACGACCAGGTGAATACTTAGCAGCCTGCACCTTGTCAAGTGCATCTTGAAATAGTTTATCTTCACCTTTGGCTGCAGTTGAAGCAATAAGTTTCTCTGCCTCTGTTCCGCCAGCGATAATCTGGTCTAGCGGCATACCTTGTGCTACCTTCATAGCAACATTGATACGGTCAGAACCATACTTATTGCGAGCATCTGCAATACGAGTAGGGCTAAATACTTGATCGCCTTTATCGTTTGCCATCTTGAAGGCTTTATCTAGGTCTACACCTTGGTCAAGTGCAATAGCACCTGTACGGTAGACACGGGTCATAAAGTCAGAGACTTCATTTAGTGCGCCAAATACGCGACCAATGCTCTGCTTGACACCTTGACCTGCATAGTGGATTGCTCCACCTAGCCAACCACGCTTCTGCTCTGGAGCTTCAGAATCATCTCCACCAAACATAGCAACGTGTGCAGTCTGTTGTTCTTGTGGTAATGATTGAAACTTCTTTTGAGCAACAGGAGCAGGCAGCGCTAGTAGACCCTTATGTGAATCTAATAACTTCTGTAAACCATCAACCTGAGCCTTCTGCTTTGGAGTAAGGCCAGCTTGTGCTGCTGCTGATGTAATCGAGTTTTGTGGCACTACATACCTCGCGCTAATGCACGCTGATAGAGAATCTCTACCTCACCTGTTTGATCGTAAGGAAGCATCTTTGCCAAGATGTCAGATAGTTTCTCTGTTTGAATACCTGTCATTGCTAAGGCCTCTGGGCCTGCGCCTGCACCCAGAGCAATACCAGTGGTCACTGGTACATCTGGCTCTTCAGTTGGCGCAAATAAATCTGTTCTCTGTCCTTTTGTTGCCGCTTGGCGTACTTCTGTAGCTGTAGCACCGCGTACATCTGGAGTCTTCGAAAGTGGAGCGCCTGCTTTATTAGCGGCGTTCTCTACACCTGCGCCATATGTATCTGACTGGAAGCGGAGTTGGTCTGTTCTTGTTGCATACATACCAGGACCTGCAGGGCCAGCCAACGGATTCATTGGTTGTTCAGCCATTATTGTCCTCCATCTTCTCTAAATCTGATGTGAATTGTTCCCACACTCTGGAAACTTTTGTTTTTCTATTTGCGTTATACACTGCTAAATCTAAAATCTCTGATGCGAGCATATCTATGGCTCGGATGATATTTACTGCGAATCCTGATAGAACTACTAAGAAATCAGCGAGAGTAATAGAACGCGGTACATAATCTTTGTCATCATCCACGTTCTATTCTCCCAACGTAACACTAAGCCTTCTTGCCCTTACGAGCCTTTCCTGCATAGCCAAATTCGACTTTGCCACCTGGCTTCTTCATATCCTTCTTGCCTTCTGTTGGCTTTGCCATTGGAGCCTTTGCACGACCACCTTTTTTCATTTTACACCTCCCTTACCCTGCAATAGATGCGAGTAGAGTCGCTATATCTGGACGAGAGCCAGCAGCAGGGGCCGCACCCATTTGTTCTGGAGTTGGCTGCGAGGCAGGAACGGGGGCCATACCTGCTGCTGGAACTTCTTCGCCCATCATTGGCACTTCTGGTTGTGGTTCTGGGGCGAATACTTCATCGACAATGGTCTCTAGTTGCTTACCCTTTTGACGACCTTTGATAACTTCCGCGATTCGGGAAACAATCTGAGAAGGATCTTGGCCTTGTGCAGCAAGCGCTGGAATTGCTTGGGCATACTGAGCCATAGCAACACGCAAAGAATCACGCATTTCTTCAATGTCAACACGTTGTTCTTCTTGAGTAACATTTAACTCCATTGGAATTTCACGACGTACATAGTCGCGGCTTACAAGTTTGTCAGAACGCATCTGTAGCAGAGCAATAATTGCATTGTTTGGATTCATACCCGACATAATGCCGTAACGGACATCTACGCCGTATTCACCAGCAATCTGCCTTGATGGTACATACTTCATATTGAACGGAGTACCGTCATCTACGCCCTTGATTTCCTTGGTCATATTGCCAAAGATTTTCTCGTCTACCTCAAAGCAGAGAGATACAAGTTCAGTAAA